TATTATATTCGTAATAATAAATAAGATGGCGAACTATATCCTGTTTGAGAAGCGTTCTGAGAACGACCGTCCTCCTTGGACGATGGACTTGGTAAAGACCTTCTGTGAAGAGGCGGAGATTGAATACAAGGGAATCGTTGAAGAAAACCTCTTTTTAGTTGCGAAAGTAGAAGACCATGACGACGAACAGAAGTTCCGTCTGGTAGAACTGACTCCGACTATTACCTTCCTTGTAAAGGACGACCCATCATTGGACGAGTTCCTTGAACCAGAAGTCCCCGTGGAGACTCCTAAGATGAAGGTGATTGATGAGGGTGATGAGAAGGAATAAGTTTCTTGGCTTCTGCGTTGAGTGCTTTGCTTTTTGATGCGACCCAGTCCTCTACCTTGTCTATGTCGGCAGGGAGATGTAAGTCTTTGAGTGAGATGATTGCTTTTTTAATGAGTTCGGGTTCTTGATAGTGTTCCAAGACAGTATCCAGTGCCTCTAACCGACTGATGAGTTGGTATTCCTTTCCTAATTCGCTATTGAATATCTTACTTAACCGCACTAATTCGGACTTATTGTCCTCTGCCTTAGCGATATTGAAATTTCGTTTGAGAATCTTATACCATTTCTTTTCTTTCGTTAAATCCTTGATGTCCTGTTGGAGAGACTCCATATAGTCCTTTTGAGTAGGAAGGGTCTCTGAGATGCTGTAAATACACGATACTTCCGTAAAGAATCCGTCTATTCGGGCAATGAGGTCTATCTTGATGAAGTCCAGCGACTTCCACACTTTGTCCCAGTCGGCTTTCTTCAACTCGCACTTGGGATACACACGAACCTTCTTTCCTTGTTTTGTTTGTAATTTGAGTTCTATAAACCATAAGTCGTCTGTTTCTTCTATCTTCGCCAGTAACTTGACGAAGAAGTCGTAGAGTTCATCTTTATCAGGGCGTTCCACCACCGAGAACAAGTCGTAGTCGGAAAAGTATTTCTGCGAGGTCAGCGACGCACTACCCTTCAACTCTAACTTGTTCTGTTTGTAGGTGAGAAGTTTAATCAGGCGTTTTAATTCGTCTTTGTATGAACCCGCTGGTTTGGATTCCAACACTTCCATTTATTACTACGCAATATTATTATCGTCTCATTGGTTTGGAGTAATACATATCATTACCAGCATCATCAAAGTCAAAGGGACGGTCATCATCAGATTCTGACTCGTCGGAGTCGGTGTCGCTCATGGACTCAAACCCGTAGTTCTTGCGAAGGGAGGCAAGACCACGAGTTTCCGCCTTCCTGCCTTCACCACTGGGACGGGATTCTTCTGGAAACTTCTCGTCGTCCCCATCTGCCTCAGGAGGAGCGGGGTCTTCAACGACACGAGGAGCAACACCAGGTTTAGCCATGCGAGGCGGAACAGTAATGCCTCTGCGTAGTGCTTCCGCTCGTTGAAACTCCACCGACTGAGCCAGATTTTCGTCTCTCATTGCCTTCGCACTCACCTTTCCTGTATAAGAATCAACAATGGACTTCACAGAACGACCAAGGCTGTCTCTGATTCGCTTGGCTCTCAATTGAAGATTAGCCAGTGTGCCTCGTATTTCTTCAATCAAGGCAGTTCGTTTTGCTTTATTCGTTCTATTCGCAGAAATACGCCGTTGTCGGTCAAATATCGTTTTGTTTCGTGCTACAGTTTGTTCCACACGAGCAAGAAGACCCTCATTATATTCTATGACGGTTTGACGGCTCAAAAGAGCAACCTCCACTGGAATCATCGCCTCACGATAGGCTCTCATCGCCTCTTCATACGCCTCATCGCCACCTTCGCCCGTTGGGAACTCTACACGGTCGGGTGAGTCAGGTATAACTGGTTCTTCTGGGACTTCCTCTGTCAGACGCTCCGCTTCTTCCCGTGAGAGAGGTTCTTCCTCTTTCAATTGCCTAATGAGTTCCTGATACTCTGCGACTCGTTCATCTGACTGTCGGTTAAAGATTTCATACGCTTGAATCTGTTCCATCTTCTCTTGTGCCTCTTGGAGAATGGCTTCCTCTTGACGAGTAAATCCTCTTGCTTTGAAGTCTTGTGCCTCATTGGTTATTTTCGCCAGGAACTCATTGAACTGCTGTCCCGTCATAGAGCCAATGTTCGCACTCGCAAAGGCACGAACGGGAATCCCCAGTTCTTCCGCAACTGCTTTCAGACGAGCCTGTCGTCCAAACACATCAAAGTCTGGAATGTTGCGAATGGGGGTAGAAGTGATGTCGCCACGAGGGGCATACTTCTTGATAAGGGCTTGACGGTCAGAGGTCTGCTCTTCCAGAAGGTTCTTGTAAGTCCGATGGAGTGCTTCCACAGAGAGAAGTTCCAGCAGACCCGAATCTACCTGTTGTTTGATGACGACATAGACGGAGAGAGTGCGTAGAAACTCCATAATCATCAACATCAAAGAGGCGTTCATTACACGCTGACGAAAGACATAGTCCATTGCTGAGTTCATACCATACACCATGGCTTCCAGGTTGGGCGTGAGTTCCTGGACTTTCACCTTGATAATGTTCTGGGATTCACGGCTCAGACCTGGCTCTTTGTAAAGGCGGACAATCCCGTTCCACAGAGGAACAATATCGCCCGTGTTCGTAACGATGTCTTCGGCTTGTTTTCCAGGGAGTCTCGCATCTTTCTTCACCATAAACATGGGGTCAATCCCTGGACCTGATGCGAACTCACCCACAAGATACTCCAACGAACCCAGTTTCGTCTCCAACACCTGGTTAATACGCTCCACCGCTTTGTCGGTATTCACTTCTGCCCCCAAATCACGCTGGGTCTTGGGTAAAAGCGTCTCGGGAAAGGCTTGAATCTGACGGTTTTGACGACCCACCACCTGACTGTGAATGTCCTTGAAGACATCAAGAATCTCCATGTTTTGCTTGGCTCGTAATGTGTCAGTCATTTTATTATATAGCAATAATAAAAAAATAATATTCATTCCATGTCTTACTTCTTATAGAGACCCTCGGCTTTGACAATCTTTGATGCTTCAATCATCTTCACACCACGCTCACGCATCACCTTCTTGACAATCTCGGCACGAGCCTTGCGACCATCGCCCGAACCCATCTTCGCCACAATACCAGCCGTCTTATCCGTCATACCCGAAAGGTTCTTACCGCCCGTCTTGTCTGTCATACCAGGGAGGTTCATACCGCCATGCTTCTCCACCACGGACTTCAGAGCGTCCTTCTCTGCCTTTGTAATCTTACCCTTCCCCAACTTCTTGCTGACTGCGTCCATCACCGACTTCTCTGCTTTGGAGCGAGGTTTTGCTCCGCCGTATGAACCCCGCAACTGTGCTTTGGGCGGAACGCCGTTCGCAAGGGCGACGGGGGCGGGCATAGCAAGAAGGTCGCCGTTTGACGAGAGAAGTTCTGTCTTCTTCGGACGACCACGACCCCGTCCTGCGATACGCTCGGAATTGCCCTGGACGGGGTAAGGGTCTGGGTTGCCGAGAATCGCACCACCCTTCATCTTTTTAGGACGACCCGCTTTCTTACCAAGACCGTGAAGCAAGAGGTGGGGAACAAGACCGACGACATCGGAAACACCCTCTTTCAGAGAGTCCCACCACGAACCACCGCTCATATCACCCGAACCTTTCATCTTCTCATGTTCCTTCAACACTTGACCCAGCATACGACCAAGGAGACGAGCCTTCATCTTGTTGTGTTCTGGCTTCCCTGAGCCAAAGGGATTGACATACTCTACTGCTTTACCGATGTCTGAACCCAAATCCGAGAAGCCGTCAATCAAATCGCCAAAGAGGTTTCCACCTGAATAACCCTGACCGCCCGTGTGAGGATTGACCGTGCCGACTGCTCCACCCATCATACTCATACCACCCGAGTAGCCCTGACCGCCACTCTTATCAAAGAAACCCGTGGCGGACTCCACACCCATCTGGTGACCGTCGCCTCTGTCACGGAATGAACCTTCCGCAAAGCCATTACCACCACTCATGTCGCCCTCAGCGTCATTGCCGTAGTAATAGACGGGAGGCAAATCTAAATCGTCATTAACGATGTTGTCTTCTGCTTCTCTCTTAGACGCATTACCCATTTGAAATAGCACACCAGCAGAAGAACCAGCACCAGCATAGCCACCTCGTCCATCTACTGGACTGTAAGCATAGAGATGAGCGTATCGTTCATCAATGTCGTTCAACTTGTCTGCGATTGCTCGGTTATACGGATTGTCGTAAGGCATCTTTTTATTATATAGCAATAATAAAAAATAATAATTATTTGATATATCGGAATTATGGCTCAAACTGGACTCCAATCGTCGCACCTGCTTGAAGGTAGTTCGGAGAAGCCTGATACTGTTGCGTCCAATAGACAACATAGGTGGAAGTGTCAGCAACATCGGAGGAGAAGATGCCGAGACCCCAGACGGAAGAGCCTGGGGAAGCGGTAGGACGAACCACACGGCAATGAGGAGTGCCTGGTGTGCCTCCTACGACGGTTCGGACAATAGAGAGGAGTCGGGACGAAGCACTGAACTCGGCGGGATTGACGACCGCACCCACACCTGCGACGAGGACAAACGACTGTTCGTAAATTTTGTTAGAATAGACTTCCAATTGAGACATTCTTTTTATTATAGGACAATAATAAAAATAATTCATTCTTTTCCACTTTATGGAGCGAACTGAACCCCAATCGTCGCACCAGTCTGGAGGTAGTTGGGGGAAGCCTGATACTGGCGAGTCCAATACACCGTATAGACTGATACATCTGTCGCAACGCTGGAATAGACACCGAGCAACCAGACCGAACCCGCACCGACGGCGGAAGGACTGATGACGGAAGCGTGAGGAACACCGACTACACCAGGGACTGCTCCCAGGGACTTGCGGACAATGGAAAGCAACCTACACGAGCCGTCCCAGTTGGCGACGGCGATGGGGGCTACTTCTCCAGCGACAAGGGTAAAGTCTTGGGCGTAGATTTCGTTTGATGCGACTTCAAGTTGGGACATCTTTTTATTATAGGGCAATAATAAAAAAATACTAATTTAATCCGTAGGTTATTTGTCGGGGAATGGAGGAATGGAGGATATGGAACATTATTGACACTTTCCAGCCAAAACATAACTCATCGGAGGGCATCACCGTTTCCAGCCAACCCAGAATTAATCCTCCATATGTTCCAATCGTCCATTTATTTCGCCATCAGTCGGTCCGCCAACTTCATGCGACCGCCACTTGGACCGCCACCGCTTGGACCGCCACCGCTTGAACCGTAGCCCATCGCACCGAGAGCCTGGTTCGCCATCTTCGCCATGGGGTGGTCTGACTTGGCGAGTTCAGCCTTGCCGTGCTTCAACAGATGAGGAAGGACACGACCCGCCACTGACTTGATGGAATCAAGGAAGCCACCGCCGACCATACGCTTGACGCTGGACTGGAAGTAAGGCTCTTGGGCGGAGGCGGAAAGGACATCAGCCTTGGTGAGAATACCAGTGTAAGTGCTGGAAGTTCCACGCTCATTCACAAATAGACCGCTATTCATGGTGATGAGGACAATCTCTGGAACAATAGCGTAAGAAAACTGGTTGTAGCACCGAATAGCGATTTGGAGGTTAAAATTGCCTAAACTGCCGGCAGAATAATAGTCCTCTGTTAGTTGAATATCCTTACCAAACTCCAGCACCAGGAGAGAACCCGAACCAGCGAGACGGCGACCGCAACCAGAGGCGTTGTCGGGAACAGTTGCGAAACCACTAAACTCATTCCATGACTGATTACTGCCGTTCTCCACGGAATAGCGATAGAGGTCTTGCTGAGTAGCAGAAGCCAGAATACCCGACTGGTTATTGAAGTTGATGGAAATGCCCTGGATACAAAGAAACGCATCAGGCTGACCCCAAGCCGTCTGGTTAAGGGGAGTGCGAACCTGAATGATAAGACGGTCCGGCACTTGATTTAACTGGAGGGACGAAGTGTTAAGAGTGACGGGCGAGACCTGAAGAGCAACATTGGAAGCAGTAACCGCTGGGTTGTAAGAGGAGGCAACCTGAATGCCTGGTGATGTTATGAATCTTGGGAGTTCGTAGTAAGGCACTGCGTTGCGGGCAGGCATCAAATCACTTGGGTGAGGCGTGAGGAAGTTGAAGATGAGTTGCGAACCAGAGAAGGACACGACGGAAGCCGAGGTGATGAAGGTGTTGCCGAAGGGACTTGTTCCCGCACCCGTATTGGTGAGAGCCGTGCGGAACACACGAGTCGCATCACCGATGTTAAACACAAAGTTCATGTTCTGGACTCCGTAGAAACCCTGGTTATTGCTCTTGGGGTCAGCAAAGATGAAGGGCGACAGGAGCAGAGGCTCAGTAACCGTGAATTGAATGTAGATGTCCTGAGCCACACCATTAACAAGGGGTGTCGGGAGAGTGGCGGGAGGAGCATTGAGAGACGAGTTTGCGGTCGTTCCACCAATCGCATCAATCTGGAAAGCACCACGAGAGAACAGGTCGTTGTCGGCGGAGTTGTTCCAGCCACCGAGCGAGTTGAGGTTCGCACCCACACCAGAGGCATAGTCGGCGAGAAGGTCAAAAGCAACCGGAGTCATGCCGTTGTAGCGTTCCAACTCACGGCGGTCGTTGAAGCGGAGAATGGCTGGGAGGACATCACGAATGTTGATAGAAACGGAGTTGTTGTTGATAGTAGCGGTCATGACTGAAGCCAACTGGTGGAGCGGGAACGGAGCGAGAGAGTCCGTAAGGGCGAGATTGATAGGCATCTGACCTGCGTTCTGAGCCGTGCCTGTAACCACCAGTTTCAGCAGAACCGTTGATTTCCACATGACACGACGGTCAATAATTGTCTGTTCGCTGGGAACTTGAATGTTCCACGAACAAGACGACGGAGTCTGCGAGATGGCTTGGAACTGCGAGGAGGTCATGTTCTGACCTCCTTTATGAACGGCGTAGGAGACGGCATCAGTCACATTCAGGCGGTCATCTTTAACGAGAACTTTGGTGAAGTCTTGACTCATTCTTTTTATTATAGAGCAATAATAAAAAAAAGATAAAGTTTTTCTTAATCGCCTTACAAGTCGTCCAGGTCAATGTTGTTGTAGTTCTTCTTTCGGAATAGAATCTTCATGTTGCCGACGCAACCCGAACCGACCAAGAAGGGGTGAATCAAGCCATACTGGTCTTTCCAGAAGACTTGAATGTCAATCTGGTTGGCGGGAGACTTGCCGTATAAATCCACCAGGCGGTATTCGCCAGGAGGGACATAGTTGATGTCGGAAATGTAGCCCGAGGTCGCATTGACACCCACCTGGAAGTCTGTCACGATGGGGAATACATTCGCCGAAGAACCTATCGTAATGTTGTTCGGACTCGTGCCGTTGAGGATAAGAGGCAGACCTACATTCTCCATTACCACAGGAAGCAAAGTAGAACTAAACACGATAGACTGAACGGGGTTAAACAGACCTGCCGTGGTGTTCTGCTGGTATTGCTGGATTGCCGTATATTGGTTCGTCGCCGTTCCCGTGGTGGAGAAGGTCCGAACAACATAGAGACCCGCACCATAACTTGTGTTGAAGTTAATGTAAGAATACAGGGGACTCTCTGGTGGGACATTCGGATACACATAAGGAAAGGTGTCAAACAGAGTGGAAAGTGCCTGGTTGAAGTAGAGATAGATGGGGAGTAGTTGAACCTGGTTGTTAAACGCATTGTTGTCGGCTTGGACGAGGATAGTCGCATTGGAGAGATTCCAACTGACGGTGGGGGACTGGTAGTTATTTACCGTCGCAGGACCTGCGACCGCACCCGTCATATGAATGAGTGGAGGAGTAACCACACCTGCCGTGCTATTCCAACACGCACCGTTCAGACCCCAGAAGGCATTGACGAGAGCGTAATTCACCATTGTCATCATGGTATTGTAGTTATATATGTAGTAGTATTGACCGGTAATGTCAGTAAGGGAGAGAGCCTCGTTGTTGGAGGGATTCCACACGGGAGGTGCTTGGGTTGCGTCTTCTGGAAGATAGACCACTGGGACAGTGAAGGTCTGAAGTCCCACCGAGTTCGTGAATTGGAGCGTAGTTTTGTAGGAAGTCACATTGTAGAAATCGCCCTTAGAAGTGAAGGAGGCAGAGAGGGGGGTATAGACAGGAAGGGTGACACCCAACAACTGAGGAGCGTTCAATACAAGCGAATCAACCAAGACGGTCTTGACGGTGTAAGTGCCGTTCAACACACCACCATTGTTGATGAAGATGGTGTCCCCAGCGACGAAGAGACTGATGAGACTGAAAGGGTTGGAGGCTGGGGTAATGTTAATGGTTAGTTCGCTCGTCGCAGGGACAAAAGTGCGAGCAAGAATGTCAAGGTTCGCATACTCTACATACTGCGTTCCACCATTGACGCTGAAAGCGGGGGTGCTTCCACCAATGTAGTTAGAGGGAACGCCAACAGTAACAGGGTTGTCGTTGCGAACAGTAAGTTCCGTGAAACCCGCCAAGTTAGTGGCGGTGGATATAACACGGTAGTAGTTGTTCCCCGTAGCGACATCTGCTCCCTGATTCGTCAAGAATCCGCCTGAGTAGCCTACATAGATGACCGCACCCGCCACCACTGGGATAGGTGTGTAGAGGTTGATTTGGAAGTTCGTTGCTGAGTTAGAAGCACCGTTCATAGACTGAATCGGATAAGTCCCTCCGAAGTTGCCGTTGGTATTCAGATTGATTTGGGGAATGAAGCAAGGGAGTGTCGGAGTTTGTAGATAGAAGCGGACGATAGACATGTAGTAGTCTTGCGGACTTTGGAGATAGTAGTTGGAACGAGTCTCTTTGTATTGAAACCGCACAGGCAAGGCGGGGAACGACGAATCGTTGTTGATAAGATTCATATCGTAGTAGATGTGCGTCGGTTGCTGGTCGGCATTACTCTTTTGGAATCTCTGAACGGACATTCTTTATTATATAGGGGGTAAATTATTTTAATTGTTTTAATTGAATCACCCTACCGTAGAATCTGACTTTACCAGTAAAGATATGAAGAGATTCCCACATATTTACCACATTCTTACCACAATTAATCAAAAAGATACTTACAATAAGAGATTACTGGGAAATATATGGGAATAATTTTAAAATTATTCCGTTTAAGTATGTGGTAAGTATCTTTTCTGATGTTTTTATGTAATAATCTATATGTAAGTATATGGGAAACATCAAAAAAGATATGGTAAGTATCTTTTCTGGTCTTTTTAGATTAATTCTTGTAAGTTTCGTGGGTTTTTAGTATTCGCCCTTGATGACCTGCTTCACATAGGGCTTGTCTCCCGTCGGTTGCGGGACTGCGTCCTTGTAAGCGGAGACGGTGAGTTCGTAGATGACACTCTTTCCCACCTGCTTGGAACACCACAGACGAATGGACGCATCGTATTCGTTGTGAGGAAAGGAGATGAGTCCGCACTTCACAATCTTACCGCCATTCGCAAACATCTCCTGGGGAATGTCGCACCAATTCACGAGGCAGATTATCAACATCGCATAGGTTGCGTCTTCTTGCTTGGGACAAGCATAGGCGTTGATGGCGAACTTGAAGTGCTTCTGGAAGGTGGCTCGGGTGATGGTGCGTTTCTCCGTGTCAATGATGGGGCAGACATCATTGTCCTTACCAGGGCAGGCATTCTTCATCTGCTCCACGAAGGAGAGTTTGGACGCATCAAGGGAGCGGAAGCCGATGTCTTCTTTGGTGAGGGTGGGACGAGACATTGTAGGGAACTGTGTGCCTTTTTATTATCAAAAAACGGCAATCAATTTTTATCGGTGATGATTGAAAAGTGGAGGAATGGAGGATATGGTGGATTAATCGTCGGTTCGCCAGATGGCGAGATGAGGTCGGACAGAGTATGATTTGGCTGGAAAGTCTCAGAAACCCTCCATATGTTCCAATCCTCCATTCTTACTTCTTGATATACTCCCGACCCATCTCTACCGAGTGTCCCATTGCCTCTGCGTCTTTCTTCTGCTCCTCATTGACCTCACCATACTTGGAACTGAGATACACATGGCGTAACATGGACGACCCTACCTTCTTGCCGAAGACCTTATTGAGAATGCGAGTGATGCTATTGACTTGGTCCAACGGCTTCCCATCATGGAACACCAGGAAGGGGACAGGGACGAACTTCTTTGTCATCTTGCCCTTGATGAGTGGGTGGTGCTTGATGTAGATGGAGAGGACGGCTTGGAGGGTGTCTGGGAGAGGGACAATCTTCTGACCCTCCTTCTTCTGGGTCTTGTAGCGGTTCATAATCATTCGGCGACCGTCCCAGTCCAGATAGTTGGTGTCGGTAGGTGACTGCTCGGTGGCGGACTTGGCGATTACCATCTTCTGATACTCGTTGCGTCGTGGAGGGAGGCACACATAGAGTGACAGGACAACGAAGGAGAGGAGAGTGTTGTATTGCGACTCGGAGAGTTCCTTGGAGGGGAATGAATCCACCTTCTCTTTCAACTCGTTCCAGTGCTTCTCCACCTCGTCCCACTTCAACCAGTTCTCCTCCTGAGCCTCGGACTTGGTGTTGGTGGATTCCTCCGCCTTCAACTCCTTGTTCTTCTCCATCATCAACTTGAAGTATTCATCGTAGAGTTTCTGCTTGGGCTTAGTGGTCTTATCCAGTGCGAGGACGGAGGTAATGCTAATCAAGTAGCCCCGCTTGGTGTTCTCTTTGTAGGGGGCGAGTTTCTCCGTAATCTTTCCGACCTCTTTCAGAAAGTTCAGATTCTTCAGGGGCTGGTTGTCATTCAGTTTCTCCAAGTTTCGGAGGTAGAGTTTAACAGAGGACTCGGCGAGTTTCTTTTCGGTCAGGAGGCGGTGTTCCAATTCTTTCTTGAACGGAGTATCCATCTTTTATTTACTGTAAAGATTAAAAAATCAACAAAAATATTTCGTAAGAATGAAACTCAATAATTGGAAACGAGGAGGTCGGATACAAAGGAATCAGACCAGCGGGACTGACGGGCATAGGGCTTCGTTGTCTTGATGTTGAACTCCTTGAAGAGTTCTCTCGTTGTATCACTATCGTTAATGGATAAGAGGAAGCGTCCTTCCATGTCAGAGAGAATGTCCGCCAGTTCTTCCAGGGAGATGTCATCGGATTCATATTCCGTGGTGTTGTTGTTGGGGCGGATTCCTTCGTAGGGAGGGTCTAAGTAAAAGAAGGTCTGAGGCGAGTCGTATTCCTTCACTATCTTCTTATAGTCTTCGCAGTGGAGGATAGTGTCTTTCAATCTCTCCGAATAAGGGACATAGTCCTTGTCTATCTTGCGATACTGTTCCACATAGGAAGTCCCGAATCCGAGGTAAGATACTTTTTTGAGAATAATATCCCTCACGGCTCGTCCCAATAAGTTCTTGGGGTGAGTCCCTTGTAGTTCTTCAAAGTCCTTCTTCGTATATACACCATTCACCTTCTTCGCCATCAACAGTGGGTCTTCTTTCACGGTTTCATACACGGTCATCAAGACGGGGTCTTTGTCATTCAGCACTTCGCTCTTGGATTCCTTCTTGTTAAAGAAGACCGAACCACCTCCTACGAATGGTTCTACATAGTTCATGTCCTCGTATCGTGTGGGGAACGCATCTATGACTTGCTTATAACTTCGGTATTTACCACCTTGTCGTTTGACGAGCGGTCGCATTTATTTATTACGAATATAATTATCTCGTGGTATATAAATGCCTGACACTGACACCATCGCCACCATCAAGAATGAAGTTGTTGTTCCAACCGGTCCGACCGGTTATATCACCATACATGATTATATCAATCTCAATGGTTGCTATGTATCCCCCACGAAACCGATATTGGAAAAGAATTAAAAATATTGCTTCCTAATAAATGGATAAGTATGCTCTCCAAAAAGTAGAGATTCGGAATACGATTCCTCTCGCAGAGGCGGAGAAGCACTACAAGAAGATTACCAAGAAGAAACCGAGGAAGGTTCGTGAGTCCGCCAACTTCTACCAGTTCCGTTATTTACCGCCCACCAAGTTTGAGAGCAGGTCATTCCGAACCAAAGTGGTGAATGATGACATTCGCATGGTATTTGGTAAGTTGAAGGAGGGGCATCAGAAGTTGGAGGGAGCGGGTCTCTTTGACTACTTTACCAAAGCATACGACTATGTGAAGAACAAGGTGTCTGGTGCGTTTGACTATGTGAAAGACGCAATTAGCATTACGGACTTTTCCGAGAAGACCAAGAAGAACCTGAACTTTTTTGGGGACAGTCCCATCACCGCCATTCAGTTGCGTCGTGTCCCCATCAACTTCGCCCTTGACCTCGCACTCCAAGGAGTATCCGCTGGGAAGTGGGAGCAGTTGAAAGAGAAGTATGGGTTTGACAAGTTTTTCCATCTGAGTATGGTGGTGACGCTCCAACAGAAGACTACGATAAGCGTTGATGGTCGCCCCAAGCGTGTTCCTAAGCAACTGGCGATTGAGAAGTTGGAAGTCGTTTCGGTGAATGACAATATTGATGTAGGCGAAGGCATGGAGACGCAAGATGTTCCATTGGCGGGTGCGTCCTTCAACATCAAGGATATGTTCCAGAAGACCCGTGCGAAAGTGGGTGATACTCGTTTCTTCTCGTATTCGGCACTGGGAGGCAACAACTGTCAGGACTTCATTAAAATGCTTCTGGAATCCGAGGGATTGTATCGTGAGCCAGAGGCACAGTTCGTGTATCAGGATTTGACCGAGTTGGTAAGGGAGTTGCCCCAGACCACCACCGCCATCTCACAGGGCATCACAAACATCGGTGCGTTGGCGAATAAGTATCTTGGTATTGGTGGAGGAATGGAGGGAGAAATGGAGGGTGGAACACACCGAGAGAATGTATTGAAACGCTACAAACTGGAAGACAAGGGATACAGCCTCAAGGAACTCGCCTCTATCACAAGTGTCCCTGAGAAGATTCTACAAGAAGTGTATAACAGAGGAATAGGGGCTTACAAAACTCAGCCCAAGAGCGTGAGACTGAAGGGTTCATTCGTGAAGAATGTAGATGCTCCGATGAAGAAGAAGTTAAGCAAGGAAGCCTGGGCGATGGCGAGAGTCTATTCCTTCTTAGATGGAAACCCCAAGCATGATGATGATTTGCGGAGTAATGGGAGTTCTGGTTCTGGTTCTGCTCCTGCTCCTACTGGTGGTAAAGTTAATCTCACTGCTCTTTATAAGATGTATGGAAGTGATGTGGAAGGTGGTAATCAAAAGTCTGGTTTCATTCGTGCGATGATGGCGAGAGATGAGGCATCTCCCGAGGAGAAGCGGAGGTATGTGAGTTCCAAGACAGGTCAAACGAATGCGGAGAAGTTTGAGGGGTTAGACCGCAGGGGCTTCAAACTCCAAGAGATGACGAAAACAACACACGACTTGGCTCGTAAGAAAAAGACTCTGACACGCAATGAGGCAATTAAGCGATTCTACGACTATGTCATTGCTAATGCCCCACAGCATCAGCCCTTGTCCTCTTCTAATCCCAAGAGAAATTATCGTGAAGCGTATGACTTGGATAATATGTTTGACCGTTGGCGGGAGGAGCAGGGGGTAGAGATACGGGAACAACGAAGACAACGGCGGGAAGCACCGCAGGAGTTTGTTTCCCCTGTGATGCCTCGCCCTCCTGTTGCGGAGCGAATTCAAGCACTCCAGGCTCGTGTAGAACAACAAGAAAGAGAGGCACAACCCGCTCCTCGTGTTCTTGCCCGTCGTCCTCAGGTTGCCGTCG